AGATAATCAGTTGCTACAATGGTGGAGTAATCACGCTTTTGAAAATGGTTTCAGTCAAGAAGAATTTGAAAAGGGCATACAAGTATATGCTGAAAGCCAAGATCAAGGCCCAGATATAGAAGCAGAGGCAGGGAAATTAGGTGAAAACGCTAATGACAGAATTAGCGCAGCATCAATGTTTGCTAATAAATTCTTTCCACCAGAATCAATGCCAGCAATAGAGAGAATGTGTGAGAGCCATGAAGGTATCTTAGCCTTAGAACATATGATGGAAACATTAAAAGATGGTAACTTCTCTGGTGATACCGCGCCTACATCTGGTTTGAGTGAAGCTGATTTAAGGACTATGATGAATGATCCTAGATACTGGAAAGAAAGAGACCCTGCGTATGTCGATAAAGTCACCAAAGGTTTCCAGCAATTACGATGAACGAAAGATAATGGAGCGCGGTAAATATTACTTAACTCCTTTTACTTTAGATCACGTAGATGAAGTTACAGATAATTTAAGTAACGAAAACAAAAGAGAGCTTGCTCTTATGGGTCGTTCGGATGTTCGTGCGGCCCTTATTGAAATGTATGAAAGTTCTGAATGTTACTTAGCGCGTAGGGAGGGAGGCAAATTTATTTTTGTAGGAGGTCTTTGGTACAGCAATCAAGACGCCCCCCAAATGTTTGCTATGTTTTCTGATGACCTTAAAGATAACTTTATCTCGATTGCTAGAGGCTCTAAAATGCTGGTTAATCAGTTTGATAAAACAGAAGATACAATGACAATGAGTATCTTAGCGGACTATGAAGGCATGATTAACTGGGCAACTTGGCTAGGATTTCAACCTATTGGTGTTTCTTTGTCTCATTCTGTCAAATACGTTGATTTTGTACGTTGCAATTTAAATCAAAATAATGTTTACGATATTGCATCACGGCCCGTTGTCCACTGAAAGGCCCGAAAGGATACCCTTGTTGAAAGTGTTAAGCGCGGACACCCGTAGCAACGCAACTTTTTATAGGACTGTCAAATGGCTAATACAATCGACACAGCCTTTATCAAACAGTTTCAATCCGAAGTTCATATGTCGTATCAGCGTATGGGGTCTAAACTCCGTAACACTGTTCGTAGCACAAATGTTTCGGGTAACACTGCGCGATTTCAGGTAATAGGCAAGGGGTCTGCGAATAGCAAATCTCGCAACGGCAACGTGACTCCAATGGAATTGGCGCACTCCACCGTAGAAGTAACAATGCAGGATTGGTATGCACCTGAGTATATCGACAAGCTAGACGAATTGAAAATCAATATCAATGAACGTCAAGCTATTGCCAAATCTGCGGCGGCTGCACTTGGTCGTAAGACTGATGCACTTCTTATTGCAGCAATGGACGCTGGCGCAAACAGCACCCAAATACACGACACTGGTTCTGCTATAGAAAAAGCTGATCTGCTCTCATTGTTTGAGACTGTAGGTAATGCTGATATGCCAGAAGACGGTGAGCGTTATTTGGCTATGTCTCCATCTGGTTTTGCTGATCTATATGGCATTACAGAGTTTGCATCATCTGACTTCGTTGGGCCTCAAAACCTTCCGTTTGCTGGTGGCATGACCATGAAAGACTTTCTTGGGTTTAAGATTTTCTCAACATCTGCTGTTGCTGGTGGCAAAAACTTTGCTTACCATACACAAGCTGTTGGCCTTGGCATCAACTCTGATGTATCTACTGAGGTCAATTACGTTGCTGAAAAAGTCTCTCACCTTGCAACTTCTATGATGTCTATGGGCGCAGTCGTTATTGATGACGATGGCGTTTATGAAGTCTTAGATAATAACTAAGGGGAAATAACATGGCTTATAGCAACGCAGGATTACATCGGATTGGCGGCGCAAGTGGCGCGGCCCTTTGGATGTACCGAACAGCAGACGCAATTGCGACTGTAAACACATCAGGTTATTTTAATGACGCGGCAAATATGCTTAACGTCCGTGATCTGATTATTGTTCAAGACACCAATGTTCCAACAACGAACTTTGTTACTGTCTTGTCCAATACTGGCTCTGTAGTGGATGTGTCTGATGGCACAGCCGTTGCTGAGACAGACGGCGATTAAAGGTATGGGGGGTTTCGGCCCCCCTTCACCATGACAGATATTGCAAACACACCAATAAAGATTTGTTCAAGGGCGTCTATCCTAATGGGTGGTTCGCCTATTCAATCTTTTACAGATGGTACAGCAGAGTCTACTGTAGCAGAGGCTTTGTACGAGGATGTAGCAAGAGCCGCGTTGACCAATACAAGATGGCGGTTTGCTTCTGACCAAGCTATTTTAAACAGATTAAGTGACAAACCGACAGGTCGTTGGGATGCAGCTTATCAAATGCCACATAATTTGTTGATGTTAAGTGCGTTAACAATAAATGAAAATCGCATTAAGTATGACACTTATGGAGACAAGTGTTATACAAACGCTCAGTCTAATGACGATGTAGTAGCAGATTTTATATTTCGTGCTGACGAAGTAAACTGGCCCTCTTACTTTACTCTTGCAGTAGAGTTTTCTATGGCAAGTGTTCTTGCGGTTTCGGTAGCTAGAGATTTGCAAATGTCGGAACTGATGGAACAAAAGGGCGGTAGGCAGATGATGCTTGCAAGACGCTTAGAGTCTCAATCTCAAACCACACGCAAACTTACAACGTCGAGGTTTCTTGCTGAAAGGCGCAGTTAATGCAAAAACAAAGAGTAGCAATTAACAGCTTTCAGTTTGGAGAAGTAAGTGATTCGTTAAAAATGAGAACGGATACATCAGTGTATCCTGCTTCTGCGAGTAAGTTAGAAAATTTAGTAGTTATGTCTGAGGGGTCAGTCAAAAAAAGATTCGGCTTAAAGCATATACATGATTACTCAATTACTTTTAACGCCTCATATCCAGAGCAATCTCATTTGTTTCCGTTTGTTTTTGATAATAACGAAGAATACATAATATCTGTAGAGCATCAAAAGCTAAAATGTTTTAGACTGCTTAGCGATGGAAGTGTATCTTTAGTATCTACACTTACAGCAGATGCAAGTGGGGCTTCTCTCCCCTTTAATCAACTGTATCTAAATCAATATACTGCTGCTCAATATGGCGATGTAATGTTTATTTGCCATCCACTTTTTGCTCCTAGAGTTTTAACGCGAACAAGTTTAACTAATTTTAATGTATCTACATATACGTTTGATCAACGCGCTGACAGTAAAAAAACGTATCAACCATATGCCAAGTTTCAAAAACATGGCGTTACTTTGGACCCATCAGCAACTACTGGTAGTTCAATTACTTTAACTACAAGCGCAAACTATTGGGATACAACATTACACGTTGGTGTTCGCGTTAGATACGGAACAAATGAAATTCTTATAAGTTCAATTACTTCTCCTACAGTGGCAGTGGGTTCCGTCTTAGAAGAACTTAAAATAAGATTAACTGTTCTTGATCCCTTAAGAACAATAGATACGTCTACGACTATAGAAGTTACTCACTTAGATCATGGATTTGGCGGTGGAGAAACAATTGTTTTTGAAGAAGCCTCTGGTGTGGGTGGCATTACTGCTGCTAATATTAATGGCTCAAGAACTGTTGGGTCAATCATTGATGATAATACATATACAATAACTGCGGGGGCTGCTGCCAATACATCAGAAGATGGTGGTGGCTATGTTAAAGTTGTTACACACGCTCCTACTGCTGATTGGGATGAACAATCGTTTTCTGCTAAACGCGGTTATCCTGCTGCTGTTGAGTTTCATGAAAACAGGTTAGTCTTTGGTGGGACTCTTTCTGAACCAGATGTTATTTGGATGAGTAAGCTAGGTGATTACTTTAACTTTGATCTTGGGGATGCGTCAGATGATGATGGCATTGCATTAGCGGCTGCTACTGGTGATGTTAACGAAATTCGTTATTTGTATTCTAATAGAGATTTGCAAGTCTTTACAGCGTCAAACGAACTTTACGTTCCTACATACTTAAACCAAGCAATTACTCCAACTAACGCACAGATTAGAAAACAAACTCCATATGGCACTCTGCACGTTTGCCCTGTTTCTATTGATGGGGCTACTGTCTTTTGTCAAAACAACGGTAAGATTGTTAGAGAGTTCCTTTATACGGAAACAGAAGAAGCTTACACAGCTACAGCAATATCTACGCTTTCTTCGCATCTTGCTCAAAACCCAAAGTACTTATGTGTAGCACACAGCGGGTTTGGATTGCCTGATTCTTACGCTGCCTTTACATTAAGCAATGGAGACATTTCTTTGTTTTCCTCTAACCGCGCTGAAAAGAGAGCGTCTTGGACAAGAGTAACTACTGATGGAAATTTTGGATCGGTTGCTTCTGTAGAAGATAGGTTGTTTGCGAATGTAACTGACTCAAATGGTAAATTGCATTTGTGCGAGTTTACTGGTGAAATTGGATTAGATTATTATGTTTATGGCGCACTGTCTTCAAATCTTCTTGATGTAAGTTCTGCTCATTCTTCTGGAACTGTTCTTGATGTTGTTGCTACAGACGGAACTACTCTGTCTTCTATTGGCTCGTTTACTGTAAATGGTGCAAACAAAATAGATATATCTACTTTTTCTGGCTACGGCTTTACTCATGCTTATGCTGGCAAAAAATACACTGCTAAATTAGTTACTAATCCTGTTGACGGGCAATCAAGATCAGGGCCACTAACAGGAAAAGTTCGCGGTATAACTAATGTTGTAGTTGATTTTACTGACACTAGATCAGCAAACGTAAATACGCACACTATGTATTTAGATGATTCTTTTACTGGTAAAAAAGAATTTAGAGTGTTGGGTTATAGCCGCGACCCTAAAGTAACAATAGATCAATCTGATCCTTTAGGTTTGCAAGTTAATGGAATTATAGCGGAGATTGTGTACTAATGTTAAATGAAGCTGCGGCCCTCTTAACTCTTGCTAGTGCTGGAATTAGTGCAAAAGCCCAAAAAACTATGGGCAAATCTCAAATGCTATCGGCAGAGCTTGATGCTTTTAATTTAGAAACTGATAAAAAGTTAAGCCATATTGAAGCAAGGCAAAGTCACAATGACAGAATGGAAATATACAGACGTAATTTATCGTCTAATATTGCTGTTCTTTATGCACAAGGTCGTGATGTTAATCGTGATGGCTCTGCTCAAGCTTTCTTAGCTGCTGAAAAATCAGTGGTTGGCGATGATCTAAGCCGCCTTGATTTTATGAAAATGTTTGAAGCAATGAAGATACAGCAACAAGCAACTACAGTTAGAGTCGAAGGACGAGCGCGGTACGCTGCTGCAAAAATTGGTGCGTACACTACAATCATGCAAGGCTTTGCAAACGCTGCGTCTACTGCTGCTGGCGGTGGGGGAACTGGTAGTGGGCTGACTTACTCTGGAAACAAAAGTTTAATATCTAGTACTAATACAAAGAGTAGCTTTGACTACAGTAATTTTGTTGGCTCTAGAGATTTAAAAACAAACATTGGAATGGATAGCAAGGGTGGTAGGTTTAATTACAATGGATAGGATTAAAAATGCCTGTAACTAGAGAACAGCTTCAATTCAAAATAAAACCTATTGGAGTAGCGCGTTCATCGTCTGCTGGTTCTATTACTGGTGAGGCAGTAATGAAGGCTGCTGACGTTGCGACTGATTACTTTTTTAAGAAAGCTGTAACACACGCTGAAAAAACAGGTGCTGAGACTGCCGCTGCATATAGCAATGCAGAAGATATTTTAACGCTTGATCCTGCAACTGGTATGCCCATTGCTTACGAAGCTCCGTCTGGGTTTGGGCAATATGCACAAACTGCCTATCAAAAAGTTATGCTTACTAGATATGAGCAAATGATGGGTACTCAGCTTAAAGACAAAGCTGGTGAACTTGCTAACAAATATCACATGAATCCCGATGGATTTAAATCTGCGTATAGCGATTATGTTGCAGAAGTTACTAACCTTGAAGCTGGTGTTAGTAGTATGTTTGCCCAAGCCGCGTTGCAACAAGGTGAAGCATATTTAAGCGATAATTACCGTAGGCTCCAAAGCAATGCTATTACTCGCGCACGACAACGAGAAGCTGATGCAGGAGTAGCAAGGGCTGTTGAAAACAGTGGGGCTATTTTTTCTTTAGCAACTTTGGGTCGATTGGATGACGCAAAATTATTTGCAGAGCAAGGAGAGGTAGACAGTACGAATCAACTTGATGCTGGCCTTATTGGTCAAGATTCATTTGATTTGCGTACTCAAGATAGATTAGTTCAGATTGTTAATGGAACAATTGCATTTGAATTAAAGAACGCAACTGGTAAAAACTTAACAATAAATGAGGTTAAACGATTACACTTTGCTTTTGACTCAGGAGATTTTACAGGAGTTAAATCTTTAGTTGAGTTAAAGTTGCCTACGCTGCATGATTATTTATTCTCTCGCAAAGTATCTGAAAAGCAAAGTGACGGTACATTTAAAGATGTTAGCTATGTACCTTTCTTAGTTCCGAAACCAGCAGGGGATGCTAAAAAAGGAGAGGGCATTGCAGGAACAACTTTTACAAGTATTAGCCCTAATGCCAGAGCTTTAGCTGAAGTTCAAAAATTTGGAACTGAACTAACTCAAGATATTTTATTTGAGAAACAAGTAGTGCATGAGCAAGCTATAGCTACTGCAAGAAATGCAATTGTAAATAATGCTAATTTTAGCATTGCAGGACGTGAAGAAAAAGTAAATGAAATATACTCGACGTTCAAAACAAGCTCGGCAACTATAACAGGTAATCTTGATAAGACTGCTGTTTTAGTTGAAACTATGACCGCAGCTTTTAATGAAGAAGATATTTTAACTAATGCTGATGAACAACTTAAACTTAACGCCTCTGTAAAAAGTTTTGAAGCATTGGTTTTTGGTACAGCTAGAGTTTTAAGCACTGAATTAAACTCTGGTGAAAAGGTAGAAGCGGCTAAAGCATATTTCCAAAATCCTACAGCAGAAAATAAAGCCGCTTTAAAAGCGGCGGTTAATGCTAAACACTCTACTATTGCTGAAAGTTTAATAACTAACATTAACAAGATTGATAACACTTTAGTTCAGACTGTGTTTACTGCAATTAGTGCTGTCTCTGGCACTGCTAACCAAAATGACACTGAGTTTGAAATTTCAGAACAGCTTAGAATTTATGAAGCTACTACTGTCGCGCAAGCAGATATGCTAGAACAATCATCTTACACTGAGGTAATTACTAAATTAGAGTCGGCAATATTAGAAATTGATGCCGCTAATTCTAAAGAACTTAGTAAACCTGATCTTAAGAACACTGTAACAGCATCGGCTATTGATAAGATTTTATCTTTAGCTTTTGCCTCGGCTACAGATCAAAGACAGGCTGATAGATTAAAAATCTATGCGGCTCAAGGTTTAGACGTTGCAAGCACTGGCACTGATAAAAGTATAGAGTCTCTTAAAAAACTCCTGACACCAGAACAAATCGCTATGATTGATTCAGCTAGAGGTTTAATCCGTACAAAAAGTGCTTTTCAAACTGCTCTTAATCGTGTGGCTGGTTCGACAACAACCAGAATAAATGCTGAAAACGATCAACAACAATTTCAAAGCAAATATATATCTGTAGTTAGAGGCACTAGCTCACCTACTGATGAAAACGATCAAAAGCTTCAAGATCAACGTATGGTTTACGATCTTGGTTTAACAGACGATCATTGGCTTTTTGTTGAAGACAGTGGCGTTGGTATGAATCCAGATGTTGCTAATGTTATAGGTGAAAGCAAAACAAGAGGCGGTTCTATTTCTACGCTTCCTGCTAGTTTTATTAGGGCAGCAGAAGCTATTGCGGGAGGGTCTTTGCCAAGCGGAGCCAGCCTAGAACAAATGTTAATCTATATGCGAGAAATGACATACTTCACTGACATTACTAATAACACAACTAAACGGTCTACATCGTTTGATGGGTTAAGTAACAAGGCGCAAGTGTTTTGGCGGTCTATGGAAAATCTCAAAAGAATTGAGCAACCTTTAGGCAATCCAGAAGCAACTCGCAGACACATGATGCAAGTTGCGAGTTTAATAACAGAAGGCCAAGTTGACAACAAAGAAATGGCTAAGTTTCTTATTAATGATGATGGCGTCAAAGAACCAACTATGCGGAAATATCTAACTAATAAGTTTCCTAATATTAGCTTTAATGAAGAATTGTATAGCTTGCTGTCTACATATAGTACCGCGACTTATATTAAAGGGATGTATCAAGGTGAAGACGCTGGTGACGTAAATCGTTTAATAGAAGATTTGTATGACGAGCTTTATACAGAAGATGATTTTGTTCTTCCTGCAAATTATACAAATGGTGAAACTAGAACTATGCACCCATTGCATAAGTACACTAGTGGTAGGCCAGCTATGTTTATGGGTTATGTTTTAAAAAACGCTAGAAAGCCTGATGGAACTGCTTACGATGAAAGCGAAATAAAGCTTATACCTGTTGGGCAGGAAGATGAAGTAAGAGGTATGGCTTATGGCGTTATGATTAAACAGTCTAATGGAAGTTACAAACAGCATCACCGTTCTATTCAAGATAGCGAAGGCAATACAAGACAAGTCCAAAGTTATTTTGCTACTGGTGAGCCAGAGTTTAGACAAATCTTAGAACAAGTTAATGCAGAAGACGCAGCTTTGTTTATACAAAAAGCCAAGATTACGGCTCAACAAAGTCAAGTTGATGTAGATCAGGCCATTGAAACATTTAAACTTGTTAATGAATTATCAAGCGAATTTGATATTTATGACATGGAGTTTAAAGGTCTTACAGAAGATACAGTAGATAGTATATTTTCTACTTATGAAGATGTTATGGAAATGAACTCAGACTTTAGAAGTAATAATGTTGTAGATGATCTTAGTGCTTATAATAGATGGGTTAGAAATAATAAAAACATATCTTATTTAATTGACACATTAGAGCCTCAAAAAGATAAGAACACTGCTTTCTATGATCACTTGTTAAAATTGCAAGAAGCCGCGAACAA